ACTGATTAAATTTTCTGAAGCATTAAGCTCAGATAAGATTAATTTAACAATTTCAAGATTAGAATATTCAGATTCATAATCTGGTGCTAAGTTATATATTTCTCCTGCTTTACCAAAACGCAATACATTAAATATTTTCTCACAATGATCTTTTACGTATATCCATTGTCTCATATTCGCACCCTTTCCATAGACAGGTATTTTTTTATTATTACGAACTTTATTAATAACAACTGGTATAAATTTCTCCGGGAATTGTCGAGGCCCAAAGTTATTTGTACATCTAGTTATAATGACATCTTTTTTATATGTTCTATTAAAGGATAGTGCTAGTAAATCAGCTCCTGCTTTTGTGGCGGAATAAATTGACGATGGATCTAAAGGAGAATATTCTTCACTAGGTTGAGAATTAAACTGTAAACTACCATATACTTCATCTGTACCTACTTGGAGAAATCTTGTATTGTCAGATAATTGTTTTAATAATTCATATACCCCAACATAGTTACTATCGATAAAAATATCTCCAGCCTTAATACTATTATCTACGTGAGACTCAGCAGCGAAATTTACAATATAATCATACTCTTTATCTAATTTAAAATCTGAGATACTTTGATATATTATATCTAATTCATTACTAGAGTTTTTATACATATTCCATAGTAGATCTTCTGTCTTTTTAGACACACAATACGCATAACTATCGATAATTGTTATTTTACAATTTTTACACTTCTTATAGAGTAATTCTATAAAGTGACTTCCAATAAAGCCTAAACCACCAGTTACTAATATATTTTTATTCTTCATCTGGGCTAAGTATACGATTTAATGATTCTCTTTCAGATGGGAACTGTAAGCTATATTCAGTGGGCTTGTCTACTGATAATACGCAATTTGATCTATTAGCAGTAATATGCTCTTTTAATTGTTCATAATTAATAAATTTCCAGTGTGGGTTCCACATTCCATATTTATCTAGGATCTCTGTAACCTCTTTTGTACTAAGAGGCTCTGGGTTCACGCAATTATAGATACCAGTTGGTATTGTTCTTATATTAATTAATCGATTCACCATATGAGCCAGGTCCTCAATTACTGTTTTTGAATTCGTCTCTTGTAAGAGATTGTTGTACTTTAATAACTTCGTCAAGTAGTTTTTACTTGAGTTAAAGTCATTACATATGGGCATACGAATCCTTAGAGTATACACATTAGGATAAGCGGATAGACATAGTTCTGCTGCGTGTTTTGTCTTACTATACCAACTACTACCTCCGTTAGAAATTCCAAAATTAGGATCATCTTCTTCGGTGTAATTTTTAGGGCCATCATATATACAACCGGAGCTGATATTTATAACTTTAATATTATTTTGTAAACAAAAATCTGCTAATATAGTTGGGAATGTAACATTTAAATTCCAGCAGGTTTGTTTATCGCTTTCGCAAGCATCTACGTTTGGCTTACCAGTGTATCCGACGCAATTTACTAACCATTTTTGTTCATGATTATTAAATTCAGTTTTGAGACTATTAAATAGACTCTCTTTAAGTAAAACAGGATCTTGATAATAATATTTACTCATAGTTATTACATCAAAATCTGTCATAGTTGACGTAAGATGATTATATACCTTCTTACCAATATACCCGTTTCCTAAAACAATTACTTTGTTCATGTATCTTTTTCCTCTTGTATGTTATTAAAAAAATCTATATTACTAACTCGCCTCAATAATGTTTCTAGGGAGTCATAATCTTGAGCGGTTTTTCCTGCTAAAATAACTACACTTTCTCCCTTTGTATCATATCCTAATAAAACAAAGGATTTTAAGTATTCAGACAAATAGTCATTTATTACAGAAAGACCCTGCTCGTTTCCTTTACTAATATCTTCAGCTGCGTTTATGCTTGTTTTGAGAAGATTATCAAAATTTTTATTTTTAGTTGCTTTCTTCACTAGGTAAAATATCTTTATCTATTAATTTGGTTAATATAACTTCCATACTATCTGTTTTAAGTTGTAAATTTTTAAAGTTTACACCGTCATTAAGTTCAAACATTTGATCTGCATTCCAATCTTTATTTACATAACAAGTAATGTATAATGATGCAGCTCTTGGTTCAATCATGACAGTCCATTTTCGACAATCTTGTGTAGAATATTCATTAAAAATTCTATTTACTGTGTATCCGTTATCTCGTAAGCGCTTTACAAAATAACCACATGTTGTTACCTTGTTTTTCATTAATTTTTGTAACTAGTGCTAACAAATGTAAGAGTACTTTCATGTACATCTAATTTTATCATTAACATTTTATATTCATTATTAATATACACTGTCGCACTCTCAAAGCTTAATGTAGATATTAATCTAAATAGTTCTACATCTAAAATAAGTTCATAATCTAAATCGTCTCCCTCAAATTTATCTGCAATTAATGCAGTATAACTATCTACGTTTTGTATCTTTTTATCAGAAAGTTCTGCATATATGCTATTACCTTCAGTCTTTAAATATACTTTACTTGTCTCAGTAACAAATGGTAATGCTTTTAATAATGCACTATTTTTTTCTCGTGTCAACTCAAACTGTGTACCGAAATTAATATTATCAATTTTCGTAAAATCAAATGCATTTTTTGATTGTAGACTATCATCGAATAAGTGATATTTAAATCTATTATTATTGTTGTTATATGTAATACAGTTTTCTTCTATTTTTAAATCAATCGAATCTTCATCTAAACAAGATAGAATTTTAATTAATTTTACTGTATCTGGTAAACATATTACAGTATCTTGAGGGTGGTCTGGCCAGTTTACTTTATATTCTGCTCGTAAGAAAATATTTGAATTGTTATGTACAACTGTTGATATTTTACCTTCTACGTCTAATGTGGAAGATGGAGCTAGTCTCGATACAGGGTTGAGAAAGCTTTTAATAAAATTGTCTTTACTTGCTATCGGTAGAATCATTATTCTCGTTTAATTTGATTCTTATATTAATTTCTTTTGCATTTTTTGCAACGTTGCGTTCAATTAGGTTAACAAATCTTGTTACTTGTTTTTCTAATGATGTAACCCTATCAATAAGAGGGGATAGGTCTTGCTGTGGTTGTATAGGAGCTTGAGGTTGAGGGATGTGTTGTTGTACAGGAGCTTGAGGTTGAGGGGTATGTTGTTGAGTCTGTTGAGGTCGACTGTATATTTCTTCCTGTAGCGGAATATTTTTAATACCTTCATTAGGGGCTATATTTTTATTTAGAGTATGTGCGTCTCTATTCATCTGATTTAAAGAATTAAATAGCGCACGCTCTTCTTGTTGTGGTGTTAACATTTTATAAAAAGGGGAGGTTACCCTCCCCCATATACCTTTAATCCAAGCTATCAAGTAGCTCTTTTACCTTATCATCATCTACTGGCTCAGAAGATTTAGACGTTGTTTCAATATCATCGAAATTAAGATCATCGTCTTCTTCTGCCTTAGTAGATGCAGGTGTCGTGGATTCTGGTTCTGGAGTAGACCCATCAACCCCATGGTAATGCTCATTAAGCATTGTCGTTAGCTCGTCGTAACTTTTTACTGGAAATACATTTTCAAGATCATATACCTTGTCATATACATCGTTTACTGTATCTGCAGTAATACCAGTAAGACTAGTAGGCGCTGCGAATCGCGAACTAACATAAGTCGGATAACCACCTTGCTCTTCAACCTTAACCTTCAAACTACAACCGTTCTTAGTAAGATCAAAAATACGCTCACCAAACTCATCCGCGTCTTCTCCCTCAATAGCTTCCATAATAATTTTATGGAGCTGTCGTCCAAAGCGAAGGATCTTAACCTTACCTTCGTTTTCTGGATTTTCTGGATCCTTAGCCACATATACATTAATGAGCCAATTTTCTTTTCGATTTAAAGCCCTAGCAGCTTCCTTTTCTTCTTCTGTACCAGTTCTAGAGATCTTATACCGTGCTTCTGCAATTGGATCTCTCTCTCCCCAAGTTTGAGGGCTAATAGCGCTCTGAAACTGCCCAGTGGCTTCACTCACCCATCCATGTGAATAATAATGGAAGAATGTTTTGCTTGGTTCCTTTGCGTTTGGAACTAATCGCAACACATATGTGTTACCCGTCTTCAACCGCATAATATTGCTGGTTGTGCTACTTCCTTGTGCTGGCTTGGCCAGCGCGTCCTTAATTGATGCAAACATACTCGTCGTCATAATTTTAATATTTTATCTATTGTGTTTATAAGTTTTATACTCAACGGTTTGATTTTTTTCGAGAATGTGAATCTCGTTCTCAAACTGCTCAGCATATTATAGAACCTCTTGTAGGCAAATTCAACTATATTTTTTTCTAGCTGTATTTTATTTTCACACAAGTCTAGTGCGATTAGACTATAAAAACTAACATTACCTTCTTTAAGATCTACAACATAATTCGGATATATTCCTTTTTGTAATTCTAGGTATTCTTTACATGATTTAATATTATTATCTGCACACTGTTGGTAGATATATTTCATGCTGTCTCTCAGCTTAGTTATATTGAACGGGTGGTCAGCGTCAGTAAGCTCAATTTCCTCGACATATTTTCTGTATGTTGATATAGCTCCAAATGTACTATAAAACTTTAATGGTACAAATTTTTCGGAATATAATTTATATGGAGCTGAGAAGAACAACTCTGCATCAATTTTTTTGTTCTTTAAAGTTTTGGATACCTTTTTAAGTAGTACAAACTTTTCATCGTCTAAATTTTTAAAGTTTTTTCTAGGAGTAAACCCCTTGTGTGTTCTAGTAGTTTTAAGATATGTGTTGTATATGTTTTGTTCATATACACTCAGCTGAGTATCGGTCATAAGTTAAGAGAATTCTTTTTTAAAAACTTTGTAATATACTTACTTTTATACAAATACGGATCATGTTGTAAAAATATTTTTACTAATTCAAAGTCTGTGTCTATTATAAGAGATTCTTTATACAATTCTCTGTATTTTTTTTCTTTAAGAACTAATAAAAATACATTAGCTAAATTTAATTTTTTATTTTCACAGATAGATACAAAGCTACATAGCGTTAAAAACTTATGCATAATATCTTTACGATCTAATAATGTGTATGGATTATCCATTTATTGGTGTAAATTTTTTACTTAATGCTAAGACGTTTTCATTCAAAGCTCCACCCGCAGCATATTCGTGACCCCCACCATCACATACCTTTTGAGCAAATTTTCCTAAATTTAAATCCGTTTTTCTATTTTTACGCAAATATACTCTATTATTTTTTAGATTTATCATTAAGCACACGTCACAGTCATTATTATCAATAATATATTGACATAAATCATTAACATACTCGTTTCCAAATGTACTAATAAATTTATATTCTTTACCTGCAATACTTAGTGTCGATTTATATAGGGAAACAGTTTCTCTGAGTTTTTTAAATTTATAAAAATGATAACTTATAATTTTATTTTGTTCATTAGTAAAGCCGTGAAACCCAGATTCAAAATCTGTTATAAAATTTTGTAACTTATCTCCGTTCTTATACCAAAACAAAAAGTTTAATTTATTGCTTTCTGGAAATTTTAATTCATAACAATCATAATCGTTTGCAAACGCGATTAACTTCTTCTGTTCATTAGTAAGATTAGCGTTATCTTTATAGTGACGATATATTAACTTACTACATGAAGTACATTCTTTATCAATTATAGTTGTTGCGTTTTTGTATTTTTCTTCGTGAGATTTATGATGATCAAATATAGTTACATTTTTCTTGTCAATAAGATCTTTTATTTCTGTAGTATCTAAATCAAAAAAATATACATTTTTATAATCTGATATTTTATTACGTTTTAACCACGCAAGAAATTTTTCTCTTAAAGAAGAAACTTTAATAGTTATTGCCTTTGGCTTAGTTTGAGTTAACCAGCAATACGCTAAATAACTACAGCAACCATCTAGATCTAAGTCTGTAAAGATTATCTCAGCCTTCGACATTGTATATATTTACACAGCTCTTCCGAATTGTACAGCATCATCTTCTGCTGCATTAATGTCATCATTAACATTAAGGTCGTTATTCTCTGTGAGAGTTAGTGTATTATAGTCAATACTCAATCGAGTACTACCGGTGTTAGAACCAAAGCGATTTTTAATTATACCTATATGTAGTGCATTGTCCTCTTCGTCTTCCTCTGTACGCCAAATACTAACAATTGCATCAGCTGTTGCACCTAAACCATAACTTTCTCCAATAGACTCTAAACCAGGACCACCCGCAGTATTACCATACCCTGTTCGATTGACCTGAGTTGCTGATATAATCGGACATTCAAAAGTATAAGACATAGCTCTTACTTGTTCGGATATGTTCTTAATTCTCTCATATGAATTATTACCATACGTACTAGCCATTAAGTTTAAATAATCTAATACAATAATATCTGGTGTAAAGTCTTTATTTATTAATTTCTTAATAAACCCTTCTAGTTGAGGAGGAGTAATAGAGTTAGGAGCAAACTCTTTAATAATCATATTCGCTCTAGGGTGAAGCATTTTAAACTTACCGACATTTTCTCGAAGACTCTCAATATGACTATCTAAATGATTAATCGGTAACCCAGTCATTCTGGATGTAATTCTTTTGCTATAAATCATTTCTGACATTTCAAGAGAAACCACTAATACATTTTTACCTTCAGCGGCTGCTGTTGTAGCTATGTTACTGAGAAAAATAGATTTACCTACATTTGTAGGACCAGCAAATACATACATGCTTCGACCATCTTCTAGAAAACCACCACCTAAGCGCTCATCTAACCAATCCCAGCCTGTTTTAATCTTATGCTCTCGTGTTGTTAGGTTAGTTATATGCTGCTCTAAGTCTTTAAAATAATTATGTCCAGTGTTTGTAGTAATAGAAATATTACATGCTTTATTAAATTTTTCATGAATACTTTTTACATCTCTTTCTTTACTATCAACGATTTCTAAAAACGTATTAAATACTGCTTGCTCTTGAAGAAACTTTTCTGTATATAAGTATAAATCATCTGACGTAAGGTCTGACTCTAAATCCTTAATTACTGTTTTACTTTTATTATAATGTTCTTTTAATTGGTCAGTATTTAAATATAACTCTAGTTCGGTCCTCGATGGTCGTTTGTTATTCTTTTTATATAGAGCTTGTATTAATTTAATAATCTGTTGAAATTCTTTATTCTTAAAAAATTTATAATTAAGATTATCAATAATAGAGTTTAGATATATATCATCTTCAAGACAGTTCTTAAAAACAATTTTTTCTAAATACTCGAGATCTATATCTAGGTAATTACTTTCGCTTGTTAGCATGTTCGACGAGGGTATTATAGAAGTAGTCTTCTGATTTGCTATACTCTTTTGTGTGGTTGAGTAGTCCAGGAGATTCGTGAATAACGTGAATAGGCGCAGTAACTAAGCGCAAACCAGCAACATGACAATCTAAACAAAACTTTAAATCATAATGATGAAACCCTCTTAAATTAGTATCAAATTTTATTTTTGCTTTTGCGATAGATTTAGTTCGTACAGCTAAAAATAACCCATCTAACAATACGACTTCTTTTGGAGTTCCACCAAATATCGTAGGGGAATAATCTGTTTTGTTTTGATAATGAGATACTATTCCAGATAAGGAGTTTGGGTTACATAATAAGTGCCACAGACACGGCTTTTTAACTTGTATTTTACTACCCCCAGCTAGCCCTACTATATCAAACCCTTGTTTAAACAGATTACGGATCTCTACTAAAAAATTTATACTATCAATAAACACATCATCATGTACAAATAAAATACAGTCATATTTTTTAAAATTCTCTGGTGTGAGATAGTTATTATAAACATCACATAACCCACTAGTGTTTTCATATGTAGGTTTAAGATCAAATGTGGTTATAGTATTCTCTTCGTGGTGTTGTAAGCTTTTAGATAATCTAGAATTCGAAAACTCCGATCTAGTAGCTTGAGTCGCGACTGCTATTAAAGTTTTCATAAAAAGAATGGTGCCGCATTTAGTTCAAACTCATCTACTTTATTAAATGTATTATTAGTAAAATTATACTCTAATATATGTCCTTCGTTTATATAATTATAACCTAAGCTATTCACCTTTTCATGCGAGGTTTCTGGTTGTGCAGAGCTAAAGCTCCCACTGTTAAGAAATAATGTAGAACCAGATCTGAATATACGCAAACAACCTGTATTACTATCATAATACCAACAACCAAATGTTCCTTGTAATGTAGATATTGCATCAGTAAACCCTATCTTTTCTATTAAGGGTAAAATTACACCACTATCTACTTCACATTCAATGTTTAAGTTATACTCTTGTATTAGTTCATTATGGTTAGACAGTACACCATTGTGAGCTAGATATTTATTTTTTAGATTAAATGGATGAGATGTTTCTGTACTAAACTCACGAATATTCGATGTTGGTGATTGAACATGACCAAGATAGTATATACAGAAAGGATTTTCTTCTATATGTTTATCAAAATCTTGTTCATACTTTGTCGAGACACGAAGATCGTTCTTCATCCCTGCAGGGAATAACATTGTTACACTGCGTACAAAATTTCCTCGTTCGGAGTTCTTTTTATATAACTCTCTAAATGTTTTAATATTGTTTGATCCAAAAATTCCACACATAACTATTTTAATTGTATAAACTCCGCATTACTCAGGCAACTTAAATCTTTACAACCAGCGTATGAAATAGAGCTCTTAAGAGCCTTTTCAATCTCTTTTAATCTAATATTATATTCTGGTGCTAAGTCTATTTCTATTTGCTTGCCTTCAACAAAATTTAATTTATTTCTTTTTTGGGTATATGATGTACTACCATAATATTGTTTATGTCCGTTAATATGTTTTGCAGGAGAGTCAATGCACCCTGCAAAAAAAGATCCAGCCATTACACAATCTGCTCCAGCAACTAAAGCCTTTGCAACATCTCCAAATTCTTTACATCCACCATCTGCCATTATTTTAGCTTTTGTTTTGTGAGAGCTAATTTTTAATAACGTTGAAAACATAGGTGTACCAAAACCTGTTTTATATCGAGTAGTACAAATAACACCTGATCCGATTCCTACTTTAACAACATCTGCCCCAGCATCTTCTAAAAATTTAAACCCATCATAGGTTCCGACGTTACCAGCAATAACTATTGAATCAGGAAAATGTTTTTTTACAAACCTAATCATACTACCGACTTTTTGATGGTGGCCGTGAGCTACGTCGATTGTAATAATATCAATTCTATATTTATTAAGTATAATAGCTTCTAATTGTTCATATGTGTCTCGGTTTACTCCTATACTAACGCTTACACAATTACAATTAAGATCATTAAGTGTTTGTACCGTTTCAAATATATTGTGAAATCGGTGCATAATATAAAAGTAATTATTATCATCTAATTGCTTGCATAGATCGATATCTATTACAGTTTTCATATTAGCTGGTACTACCGGTAAGTTAAATGAAAACTTACCTAACTTAAAAGATATGTTTGCTGATTCTCGGGAATCTAATTCACTATATTTTGGTACTAATAAAATATCAGAATATTCTAATTCTTTACCACGGTATATCTGTTCGCTCATATTCTATTGGGTCTTTTATTTCGTTATCTAAAAATCCTTGTATGCGAGAACTACATGCAGTACAATATCCACATGCTAATTCGTTTCCTTCATAACACGTCCATGTATTTTCGAAGTTTACTCGGTTATACATTCCCATTATAATAATTTCTTTTTTAGATGCTTTAATTAGAGGTGCTTCTATTTTAATTCGGTTCTTGCGGTTTAATGCAATTACATTATTAATTTGTTCTAAAAATTCTTTACTACCATCCCAATAACCAGCTTGACTATCTACAAGCGCTGCTCCATGATAAACTACTTCTGCTCCAACAGTCTCTGCATACGCAGC